AGACATATTTCGTATATTCCCCAATAACGACGGACTGGCCCTAACTGGCCACAACCAGCCAAGACTAGAAACGACCACTCACAGCGGTCACCAATCGGCTGCAACCGAAATTGGGTACTTTGCTAATGAGGTGTTGGGCGTGGACTTAATGCCATGGCAACTACATGTTTTGCATGGAATTACGGCAAAAGAAGCAAACGGGGATTGGTTGCACCGGGTTAACTTAATTTCGGTTGCGCGTCAAAATGGTAAGACAACTATGAACGCCGCTTACCTTGGCTGGTTTTTAGCAACCCAAGGCAAGGAAAGAGGCAAACCAGTAACGGTAATTAGTACCGCGCACAAACTTGACCTTGCAACCGCTTTCTTTTCGTACTTGGCCCCAATTTTGTCAGACCGTTTCGGCGCCGAAATTAGTTGGTCTTATGGTAGGCAAAAACTTGTTATGCCCGACGGGTCAACGTGGCACGTTCGAGCAGCAACCCCAGCAGCGGGTCACGGCTACTCATGTGATCTCATCATTGCCGACGAAGTGTTTGACATTAGCCAAGCCGCAATTGACGAAGGTTTACTACCTAGCCAACGCGCAAAAAAGAACCCTAGTTTTCTTATGACGTCAACCGCGGGCACGCAAGAAAGTACGGCCATGCTTCGCTGGCGCGATCAGGGTTTGCGCGCAATTGACAGCGGCGAACAAACAAGCCTTTACTTTGCCGAATATAGCCCGCCACCAATTGACCCAATGACACCCGAAGCATGGGCTTACGCCAACCCAGCATTAGGGCACACCCTTGACCTAAAAACAATTCATTCCGAAGCCGAAAGCCCCAACCGCATAGCGTTTCTACGTGCGTCAGTAAACCTATGGCAGGCCCACACAACCGCATGGTTAGAGCCGGGCGTATTTGAGGCGTTAGCAACCGATCAACCAGCGCCACCGGGCGGGGTGCTAGCAATTGAAATAGCCGTAGACGAAAGCACGTATACCGCTGTGCGCGCCGTCCAAGTAGGCAACAAAACTTATGTAAAAATAGCGTTCGTGGCGCGAACCATTGCCGAACTATGGGCCAAGGTGGAAACCGAAATAGCGTTAAACCCAAACCTACGACTTGCCATAGTGCCAGCGTTAGAAAACCATTGCCCGCCACAACACGAACGCCGCCGCACAATCGTTGGCTACAAAGAATTATTGAAATGGACTAGCGCCGTTAGGGCCATGATCTTAGAAAACCGCATAACCCACAACAACGAAAACTTGTTAAACAGTCATGTAAACCGCGCCGTTTTAATTAAACACCAAGGCAGCGTTGCGGTGTCAAGCACACGTTCACCCGGGCCTATTGAAGCATGTCGTTGCATGATTTGGGCGGCCGCGCTGGCGTCACGTCCACAACTAATTGGCAAACCCGTAATTGTTAGCGGTTTACAGTAAAGTTGTTTTGGCACTAGTTGGCTCGCTTTCCGTCGGGGATTGTCGGCGCTGACTAGTGCCACCAAAACCCGGCAGATTGTGACAAACTAAAAACATGGGCATTTTTACTAGCAAACCCGAACCAGCAAAAACCGTTAAAGCCGCCGCCGGTGGCAACGCTGGCGCGTCGCAAATTAACAACTTTTATGCCTATGTCGAGGGCGATCAACGCGCCCGTTTTATGCAGGTACCAACGCTTAGCCGTGCCCGCGATCTCATGGCAAGCGTTATTGGTTGTTTGCCATTAGTCATGTTTAAAGAAATGTGGAACGGCGACGAAATGGAACGCGTACCCGAAGCGCCGCGTAGTTGGTTGCGTCGCATTGACAAGGGCGTAACAAATAACTTCATACTTTCGTGGACTTTTGACGACTTGCTGTTTTACGGTTCGGCCTACTGGTTTGTCACGGAACGTAGCGCTGACGGCTACCCCATGAATTTTACGCGTCTACCTGCCGCAATGATTACCTTGCAGGATCAACAATCCTCGGTCAGGTTTGGCCCGTCAAAACAAATTTTGTTTAACGGTTTGCCAATAGATTACAAAGACGTAATTCAATTTATGTCGCCAGTACAGGGTCTTATTTACACTGGTTACACGTCAATTAACACCGCGCTTAAACTAGAGCAGGCCCGTAACCGAAACAGTTTGTCAACCATGCCAGCCACGACTTTGCGGCAGGTTGGTGGCGAACCCATGAGCGCGCAAGAACTTAGCGACATGGCAGCCGCCTACGATCACGCAAGATTGAATTCAGCGACGTGCGCGGTAAACGAATTTGTAGAGGTAATCCCAAACACCGCAACACCCGACAAAATGCTTTTAATTGACGCAGCCGAATACCAGTCAAAAGAGATCGCAAGGCTCGCAAACGTTCCCGCGTACCTCGTTTCCGTGAGCATTGGAAATTACAGTTACGTTTCAAGTAGCGAAGCGTCGCGCGACCTTTACACGTTCGGCGTAAAACCGTACATAGATTGCATACAAGAAACACTTAGCGCGGATAACGTCCTACCGCGTGGCACCGGTGTTATGTTTGACATTGAAAGTTACTTAGCAAACGAATACAACACCGAGGTTTACGTTGAGGAAACGCCCGAGGAAATGAGGCAAGCAAATGCTTAGGTTGACCCCACAAGAATTAAATTTAGACGCCGCAAAAGGTGACGCGCTGCCACGTCGCACCCTTGCTGGCGTCGCACTCGAATACAACGTTGACGCCGTAGTTTCTGACGGCCAAATGGTTAGGTTTTTGCCCGGCTCGCTACCTCTTGAAGGTAAAAAACCAAAAATGTACCTTTACCACGACAGCACCCAGCCAATCGGCGTCGTTACCGAACGCACCGAAGTAGGCAACTTTGTAATGTTTGAAGCCAAAATTAGCGAAACCGTTTTAGGTAACGAAAGTTTGCAACTAGCAAAAGACGGCGTTTTAGACAGCCTTTCCGTTGGGGTGCAACCCGTTGAATTTAGTTTTGACGAAGCCGGCACCATGATTGTTAGCAAGGCTGATTGGCAGGAATTGTCGCTTTTGCCCTATGGCGCATTTGAGGCCGCCAAGGTTGAGCGCGTCGCTGCCAGTATCCACCAAAACGAACCCGAAGTAGAGTTAAATAAAGAACAAGACCAAGAAAAGGAAGTAACCGAAATGTCAAACGAAATTGAAGCACCAGCAGTAATCGAAGCGTCAGCCGTGCAACCGATTTACGCACAGGCCCGCAAGTTGCGCTTGCCATCACCTAGCGAATACATCGCTTCATTTGTGCGCGGTGGTGCAGACTTTGCACAACTAAACGCAAACATTAACAGCGCAATGGTGCAAGCAGCACCGGGCGTTGCACCGGACATTAACACCGAAAGTACGCCCGGTATCCTTCCTGAAATCATCACCGGCAGCGTGTACGACTCGCTAAACCCAGTGCGCCCTTTCGTGTCGGCAATCGGTACCCGCGCAATGCCACAAAGTGGCGCAACTTTCCGTCGTCCAAAAATTGGTACGCGCCCAGTAGTAACACAGCAGCCAACAGGCCAGTTGACAGCGCTCGACCCGTCAACCGTTACCGTTACAAACAACGACATTTCAAAATTGACTTTTGGAACGTACGTCACTTTGTCGGAACAAGACCTCGACTGGACAGACCCAAATTCGCTCAACATCGTCATCAATCAGTTAGCAATCGCCTACGGACAGGCCACGGACAATTACGCAGTTGACACCATGGTTAGCGGTGTAACACAATCCGAAACCGTTGCTGACTTGTCATCGCCAGCCGACTTCATTGAAGCGATCTACGGCGCTGCATACCAAATCAGCAACAGCAGCAACTACCTACCAACCCATTATTTCGTCAGTCCAATCACATGGGCGAAATTGGGCATGCTCACCACGTCAACGGGCCAGCCAGTATTCCCATACGTCGGCGCACCAAACCTTATTGGTCAAAACGCGTTTGGCAATTCGGCTGCAACATCATGGAACGGCAACCCATTGGGTCTTGTCCTTGTCGTTGACAAGAACATGGCTGGCGGTACCGGTTCGGGCGCTTTGCAAGGTGTCGTAGGACATGCAGCAGGCGCAGCAGCAGGCTTCGAATTCTACGAACAGCAAAAGGGCGCGATCTCAATTGACGTACCAAGCACCCTTGGCCGAACGATTGCTTTCCGTGGCTACGCAGCCGCGTTCATGGCAGACGCAACCAAGTTCGTAAAACTTCTTAAGTCATAATTTCCGAAAGGTAGGCCGTCATGGCCGTCTATTCGGTCTCACAAAAGTACATAGTTGACAACTACGCGGTTGTCGTACTACTTACAAACGCAGACCCGTTAGAGGTTGGTCAGTCTTTTACCCTTGCGGGTGTAGACGCAACCTTTAACGGTTCTTACACAGTCCACGCGCTACCACCGTTTCGGTTTTTAGGCGTTGACGAATACGGGTTCTTTTTGTATGACCCCGAGCAGCCAATCCAACATCAAGTGTTGTTTGCTAAGACCGCGGACAATGTCATTATTAGCCCGGCTACTGGCACCCTTACAACAACACCTACTTGCACATGGATAACCGCCGATAGTCAAGTTGAGGATTGGTTAGGAATAGGAACAGCCACCGCTGCCGATCAAACGTTTATTACCCAATGTCGCTTGGCTTCAAACGAGTTTTGTTTTCGCCGACGACAAGAGGCAAATTATCGCGACAGCCTGACCACGGTTCCTAATGCTTCCGTGCTTTTAGGTGCCGTTGCTTATGCAGGCTTTTTGTACCGTCAACGCGGTGCAGTAACCGACTTTGCAGGCTTTGACGGTTTAGCCGCTGGCGGGTCTATGGGCCTTAGCCCGATGATTAAGCAATTGTTGGGCATTGACAGGCCCGCGGTGTTTTAATGCCTGTTGCATACACCGACTTATTCAACGAGGCCTTAGACGACCTTACAGCCACGTTACAGACCGTTACAGGGTTGCAGGTAGTCAACGACCCGCGCAACATTGTGCCGCCATGCGCTTTTATTGACGCCCCATCATTTGAAGCGTTTAACTACAACATCGTAAAGATCACGTTTCCCGTGCGCCTAATTACCCTTGGCCCGGGCAACCTTGACGCGCAACGTTCGCTAATGAACATGGCCGCAAAAGTGTTAGGCAAAAATGTGGCAGTAACCAGCGGCCGCCCAACCATTGCCATAATCGGTGGTAGTGAATTAGCGGCGTATGATCTCACTATTGAAATGCAAGCCCAAACGTCCTAAGGCGGTTACATGTACTACATCATTAAAAGCCCTCGAATAGGTGAAGTGGGCACAGAGTACGAACCGAAGCCGGGCACAAACGTACCCGCGCTTTTGTGGGGCGGTTTTATTGCCGAAATAAACGACGAGCAACCCGACGAAGTATCCACACCCGCACCAAAAAAAGGTGCTAAAAATAAGAAAGCAACGAAAGAGAGTTAAACACCATGGCAACAAGCACCTACCTAGCAACCCCGGGCGTTTCGGTAAACAGCGTTTCGCTAACCGACCAATGCACCGCAGCCGTATTTACGCACCGTTTTGACCAGTTGGAAAACACCACTTTTGGTCAGACGTCGCGCCAGTACCAAGCAGGATTGGGCAACCACGAAGTCACCCTTACCCTTTACCAGTCCTACGCAGCAAGCGAGACCTACGCAACGTTGGCCGCACTTGTTGGCAACAGCGACATTGACGTAGTGGTAGACGCAGCAGGGGAACTCTTTACCCTAACTAATTGCGCGTTGCTTGAAATGCCAGTTGTTAACGCCGCTTTGGGCGAACTTTCTACCATCGACATTACGTTTGTTGGTGGCACTTACAGCGTTGCATAAATAGCGCCGAACAATCGGCCCGACACGAAAGAAGGCACACATGCAATTAACCCTTGAAGTAACCAATCACGAAGGCACGTACCAAGTAAGTACAAACCTTTTTACAATTGTGCTATGGGAACGTCGCTTTAAACGCAAAGCAGCCGACATGGCAAACGGTATTGGCGTTGAAGACTTGTTGTTTTTGGCTTGGGAAGCAAGCAAGCAAGCAAAAATTGTTGTTCCGTCAGAATTTGACACGTATTGCAAACAAGTAACCAACATTGAGGTAACCGCGCAAGAGGCCCCAAACCCTACCCAAGCGGCACCTACCGCCGGCAATTAGCCGAACTGTTAGTTGCAACAGGGTGGGCGCCGCATTGGTATTCGCAAGTCTTTGACGCGCAAGACTTAGCAACGGTGGCTAAAGTTTTGGGGGAAAGAAACAAAAGGTAACCCCATGGCGCAACCAGTTTTACAGGTAAAAGGTATTCAAGAAACCTTGGCGCTATTGCACAAAATAGACCCGTCCTACCGGCGCACAATCACCAAACGAATACAGCGAAGCGGTGAAATAATTCTTAACGAAGCCCGCAGCATGGTGGCCCATTTTGACAACAGCAAAGGCAACGGCGCCCCATTGTCGGGCATGGTTCGAGGCAACCTAGTTAAAGGACGTGAAACTAACTGGCGAACCCAGCAAGTACAAAAAGGTTACAAAATTAAAGTAGGTGTACGCCCAAGCCGTGAACGCTACGTAGATTTCAACCGTGGCGGTTACACCGAACAAGTAGTTTTTGGTGCCAAGCCTTACCGTCTAATGGTTGTGCAATCAACCGACCCAGCGGGCGTGATCTATGACCATGCTGGGCGAAACGTAAGCAGCCTATTTGTGGCAAACCTAAACAGCCAAGAAGGCGGCCAACCGCGTGTTATTGACAAGGCCGTAACTAAGAACCGTGACGCCGTGCAAAACGACATACAATCGGTTATTAGCGACGTTGAAAAACGCACAAACACGCAACTAAAGCAGAGGGTTAAGTAATGGCAATTAACATACCGATTATTACGTCGTTTGTTAATACTGGCGTACAGGCAGCCGACAAACAACTTAAGGCATTTGGTACCAGCGCTAAAAACGTTGCGGGTGCGGTAGCCGGTTTTAGCCTTGCGGTAGGAACCGTTAAAAGTGTGATCGGCCCGATGATTACGGCCGCGTCAAACATGCAAGAAGCGCTAAGCAAAGTAAACGTTGTGTTTGGCCGTGGCGCTAAAGAAGTCGAGAATTTTGCCAACAGCGCCGCTAAAAACCTTGGCCAGTCTAAGCAAGCAGTTTTGGACGCTGCCGGCGTGTTTGGCACGTTCGGTAAAGCAGCGGGTTTAGCAGGCACAGATTTAGCGCTATTTAGCAACGACTTTACAACCCTTGCTACCGATCTAGCGTCGTTTAATAACACAAGCCCCGAGGAAGCCGTACAGGCCATTGGCGCCGCGCTACGAGGCGAAGCCGAACCTTTGCGCCGTTTCGGTGTTTTGCTCAATGACGCAACCTTAAAACAAGAAGCAATGGCCCTAGGCATTTACGACGGGTCAGGCGCTTTAACAGCACAACAAAAGATTTTGGCCGCGCAAGCCGCCATTTACAAGCAGACCGGCGACGCCCAAGGCGACTTTATTCGAACAAGCGACGGACTAGCCAACAGCCAAAGAACATTGGCGGCCACATTTGAAAACGTTAAAGCAAAATTGGGTGCAGCGTTTTTAGATCAAGCAACAACCGCTACTCAAAACATTACGTTTTTGGCGCAAGCGTTTGAAAAATTACCTACGCCAGTAAAAAACAGCGGCGACGAAATAAACAAATTTACAAGCATTGCTTCAAAAATGTCTAACGTAGTTACCCTTGGTTGGAACGCGCTCACATTGTTACGTAAAGCGTTTGAAAGCACTAAAGAAACTGGCGCTTACAACGAAAACCTTAAAAACAGCGCACAACAAACCATGCGTTTAGCCGACGCTGCCGGTGAAGCCAAAAAAGAAGCGGCAGGCCTTGACGACAAAGTAGGCGGCGCAACCAAAAAACTTAGCGACCTTTATGACGTAATAAAAGACAAATTGGCCGACGCGCTTGACGACGCAAAAGACCAACTAAAAGACGCGCAAGACGCGTTTCGAGATTTTGGGCAATCCGTTGCCGACGGAATAAAAGCCGGGTTTAGTTTTGCCGACGCTAAAGAAGCAGGCGTAGAAACTGGCGGCGGTTTCCTAGCCGGGTTACGTGACCAAGTAGCCGGAGTAAAAGAATACGCCCGCAACGTTGACACATTGCTTAAGCGAGGACTTAGCGAACAAGCCCTAAGCGAAGTGCTAAATGCTGGTTCGGAAGCGGGCGCGGCTATTGCAGCCGAATTGGTGGCAGGTGGCCAAGAAGCCATTACAGGCCCCAATGGTGTTAACGCATTAGTCGAGACCGTACAAAACGTGGCAGCCAAACTCGGACTAGATAGCGCGGAACGTTTCTACCAAGCAGGCGTAGACCAAGGCAAAGCGCTAGTAGCGGGCTTAGAAAGCGTGTTAGCGAAGTATGAAAAGATTTTAGCAAACCCGAAACTAACGACAAAGCGCCTAGAAACTTTGTTAGACAAAGCGCAAACCGACATTTCATTTACGCAGATAACAGCCGGGCAAACGATTGCTACCCCAGCACCCACAGCCTCAAGCATTGCCAGCGTTAATCAAGCAAAGGCAGCTCGAACAGGTGGCGCCCCGGTAACGGTAAACGTTAATGGCGGGCTAGCCACAAGCGCCGAAATTGGCAAAGTAGTAACCAACAGCCTCAAAGCGTATGCACGGCAAACAGGCCCGCTAGAAATACCGACGGTTGGTTACAGGTAATGCCCGGTACAGCAATCGCGCAAGCCGGCAACTATTCCCTGTTAGTTGATACCGGTTATGACGTCAACAGTTTTACCCTTGACGACGCGTTAAAAGGTTTATTAAACGGCACGTTTCCATTAGGCCCGGGTAGTGACTTTGCCGACATTACCGACAGCGCAACCCAAATAAGCATTAAGCGCGGTAGGCGCGACATTGGCGACCAGTTTGGTGCTGGAACCATGACATTTACTATTAACGACGTAGACGGTATTTTTAACCCGTTTGATGAAACAGGGCCGTTTTATAACACGCCCGACGCGTTGCCCGGGCTTGCCCCATTGCGCGCCGTTGAATTAATCCGCTACGACGACAACGACAACCCCGAATATTTGTACCGCGGAAAAGTGGTCAATTACAACTACAACTTTGCGTTAGATGGCATAGACACCGTGACCGTGTTTTGTAGCGACAATTTCTATTTGCTTAGTCAGACGTTTATGGACGAACTAAACGTTGCCGTTGAAACATCAGGCGAACGCATAGAAACCGTTTTAGACCTACCCGAAGTGCAATACCCGACGGGTGCGGCTCGAAGCATTGACCCGGGCACCGTAGACCTAGGCCACGACGCCGCCTATACCGTGCCGGGCGGTACAAATGTTTTAGGGTATTTGCTACAAATAAATCAAACCGCAGAATTTGGCCGTTTGTTTATGTCACGATCAGGGGTCTTGACCTTTACGCCGCGTGTAGGCACAACCCTTAGCGCGCCCGTGATTGACTTTATGGACGACGGCACGGGCGTACCCTACGACGGGCTTGGCATAACCTTTGAAGCGGACGCTGTAACCAACAGGGTTTACATAGAAAACCTAGGAACAACCAACGCCACCGCCGACGATCTAGCAAGCCAAGCACTATTTTTTGTGCAAACAAACAGCATTACCAACAGCCTGTTAGACGACACCGAACTAGCGGCCGCCGCAACTTACTTGTTAAACGGCACACCCGAAGCGCGTTACAACAGCGTAGAAACCGTATTTGGTGCCCTAACCGACGCCCAGCGCGACACCGTGGCCGTCGTGGACATTAGCGACACGGTAAGTATTGAACGCACATTTGTAACAGGCAACAGCACAACCACCCTTGCCCAAGAGTTAAGCGTTGAGGGCGTTGAGCATGAGATCACATTAAACGGGCACCGCATAATGCTATTTACCAGCCCTACCACGATTGTTTATGAACTGATACTTGACAATGCCGAATTTGGAATTATTGACGCGCTAAACGTGTTGGGTTGATCTAGGCTAAAAACATGGCAACAAGACAAGATTTTACAGCCGGGCAGGTTTTGACCGCCGCACAAATGGACGACGTAGCAACCGCCATGATTGCGCTAAACGCCCAAATAGGCACAACTTATACAACAGTTTTAGCCGACGACGGCAAGTTAGTGACATGCGATAACGGAAGCGCAATAGCGTTAACTATTCCACCGTCTAGCAGCGTCAACTATGGCATTGGCACTCAAATAAACATTATGCAACTAGGTGCAGGCGTCGTAACCATTACCGCAGGTGTTGGCGTAACTTTGCGTAGCCAAGGGTCTAAATTGAAAACTAACGGCCAATACTCGGTAGCAACATGCGTAAAAATTGCTACCGATACTTGGGTTGTTGTTGGCAACTTGGTGGCATAAGCCGTGCAAATTTTAGCAACGGTTACACCGGCAGCGGTTTTGACTTCAGTCGAGTATTTGATTGTTGCCGGCGGCGGCGGCGGTGGTGCAGGTAACACAGGTATCACCAACGGCACTGGCGCCGGTGGTTCGGGCGGTTCGTTTAACGCGGCGTTTGCTATCACCATAGGTACTACATACACCGTTACAATTGGTGGTGGTGGAACAGGCGGTAACAGCATTGTTGGCCCTTTGAACGGTACTGCAGGTTTGACTTCTACGCTAAGTGCAAGTGTTACCGGTGGTGCTGGTGGTTTAAGTGGCGGTGCTGGCGGTGCAGGTAGCGTAGGCGCAACGTACACAGGTGGAAACGGTGGCGCACAAAACACGAATGGCGGTGCAGGAACAGCAAACAGCATTACAGGTTCATCGGTTACACGCGGCGGTGGTGGTGGTGGCGGTGGTGCTGTACCGGGTGCAGGCGGTGCAGGCGGCGGCGGTGCAGGTTCGGCAGGTTCGCCGGGCGGTGCAGGAACAATAAACACGGGCGGCGGTGGCGGCGGTACGCAAGCCGTAGCAAATACATTTGGTGGTAACGGTGGTTCGGGTGTAGTAATTATTGCGTACCCATCTACGTTTGCCGCTGCAGCGTCAACTACTGGAAGCCCAACAGTAAGCACCGTTTCACGAAGCGGCTACAGAGTTTACACGTTTACAGGTTCGGGAAGCATTACTTTCTAATGGCATACTTTGCAGAAATTGACGAAACAAATTTAGTTATAACGGTTATTGCTGTTAACAACGAAACTATAGATTATTTGCCGTTTCCGGAAAGCGAACCAGTAGGCCAAGAATTTATTGCCTCGCTTGGTTTGCAAGGCCAATGGTTGCAAACTTCGTACAACTCAAATTTTAGAGGCCGCTACGCCGGAATTGGTTTCACGTTTGACGCTTCAATAGGTGAGTACGGCGAATTTGTCGGGCCGCCTTTGCCTCCGGACGTAGAAATAACAGAGTAGTAATGAAATGGCGTTATATGATTGGGTACGCGCTTTTAATCGCCGTGGTAGTTTGGGGTTGTAGTGGTTGCACAGTTTCTAAAACGAATATCGAGTACCAATGCTTTACAAAGGCCGCTTGTGAATAAAACACCTGAACAACAACACGCGGGGCTAATTGTTTTTGTTGGTCGCCTGATGGCTATTTGCTTTTCTTTTACTGTCATGGCGTTCATTTACGGCATTTTGTTTGTAGATCAGCCAACAGAACAAGCACCAACCGACGCGCAACTAATTGACCTTTTAAGCACGTTGCTGGTTTTTCTTACTGGCACACTAAGCGGACTGGTGGCTTCAAACGGACTTAAAAGCAAACCGGGAACACCAACCGAACAATGATCGCTAAAGCCAAACCCAACGTTGTAGGCGCTCGAGATTACATAGGCAATACTGACGGCCCAGCAGAGGGTAAACGTGCTGGCACCGAGGAATGGGTACGCCAAGCAATTAAGTATTCAAACGGCGCGTTATGGAACAACGGCACTTACGGCCAGCGCGACATTAAAGGCAAACCCGGCACAATGTCAGTACACGCAACAGGCCGCGCTATGGATTTGTCCTACCGCAAAATGGACACCAAAGGCATTAAAGAAGGCCGCGCTGTTTCTAAGGCTTTTATTGACAGAGTGCTAGCCAACGCAAACGCTTTCGGCGTACAAATGGTTATTGACTATTTCAGCAAACCATGGGGCGCGTCATGGCGTTGCGATCGTCAAGCGTGGAAAGTGTACGAAACAAAAACCGTGTCAGGGGCACCGGGGGGCGATTGGTGGCACGTCGAACTGTCGCCAGCATTTGCAGACAATCCCGAAGCCGTAAAAGCCATATTTGAAGCCACGTTCGGGGTATCCGCAACCGCGTAACAATCGTTGGCTAGGGTTTTTGTACCGACGGAAAGCCCTATTTATGACCGAGCCACAAACCTTTATTTACGAGTGCTACATAACAACCCTTGAAACAGGGCAGCAAGTTATGGTGCAACTATTTAGAGACCCTAAAACGTTTGATTGCCTACACGTGCAAATGGCATTTAAAAGCCCAGCGTCCGGCACGTGGGGTAACCCCTACCAAATGGAAAGCCGCAACAAATGAAATTGCTACTTAACCACAAGATAACCACAGGCATAATTTCCTTAGTTTTAGTGCTTTCTGTCGCTTTTGGCGTCAGTAATGCACAGGCCCCCGAGCCAACCCCACAGGTTGTACCAGCCGTGCTGCCGTCAACAACGACTACAACCACCACGTTGCCTGCATTGGTCACTACATGCTCGCAGGTTGCGACTTTAGCCCTAGCGTCAGGATTACCGCCAAGCGAACTAGAAACAGCGTTAAAAGTGGCTGTACGCGAAAGCCGTTGCACTAGCGACGCGTTTAACGCCATGGACACAATGGGCGGTAGCGCTGGGGTTTACCAAATTAACTACTTTTGGTGCAAACCCTCAACCTACTGGCCTACCGGCTGGTTGCAAGCCCAAGGCATTTTGACGACGTGCGACGAACTATTTAACGCGGTAACTAACACGCGCGCCATGGTTGCTATTTGGCACAACAGCGGTTGGCTACCATGGAAAACAGCAAACTAAACAAAACACAAACAAAGGAAACCCGACACATGCAAGACCCGACACAAAACGCAATAACTAAACACCAAATGGCCGTGTTTGATCTAATAGACGAAATATGTCGCCCCGCGCACATACCGTACAAAGCAAAACATGCAGATCTAATTGCGCGATTAAAGCGCATTGCAACAGACCTAGACCTAAGCGGCGACGCAACAGGCTGGCAGACCGTTAGCGAGGCAATCGAAGCGTTAGGCGGCTAACCGTGGCACAAGTACGGTTAACACAAAACGAAATAAACTACGCCTATGCGGTTGCTCAATTGCGTATTGATTGGGCAGACAATGCCGGCGCTAAACACAACTACGGCTTAACCCCACCCGACAGCCTTAAAGCAATGAAGGTTGGTTGCATTGGTGAAATGGCGTTAGCAAAGTATTTACGCATTGACTGGGGCCACACTCAATACAACAAGCATGCTTACGACGTCGGCGGTTATGAGGTTCGAAGCACGCTACGCGGTAACGGTTGTTTGCTAACACATGAAAGCGACAAACCAGCAATTTACATACTTGCCACACTTGACCCAGTAGACCGCGTTATAGAGTTGCGCGGCTGGCAAACATTGTACGAAACTTGGCACCCAACCCGTTGGGCCGAACACATGCCAGCACCGTGCTTTATGACCCCGCAAAGTTTGTTACACCCAATGGCTACGTTGCCCGCAGCAATTTAACCCGACATGAAAGAGACCCCGACAATGAGACCATGCAGGAAATGTGGCGTTATGACCTACGCCTACCAAGCAAGCAAAACCCGCAACCACATTCTTTACTTCCACCCCGGCACATGCAAAAAGGATTGGCGCTAATGGCTTTTAACATTGAAAACTACGTAGACGTACCAACACGCCTAGCCGAAGCCTTAAAAAAGCACCCTAATTTGCGTATTCAAGAAACGAGCGCCGAAGTCGTAACCATGCCTGACGGCTCAACATTTTACCGTTGCACCGTTACCGTGTGGCGCGACGAAACTGACCCAATACCAAGCATTGCCACAGCTGCAGAGCCTTACCCGGGAAAAACCCCATACACCAAAAACAGCGAATTTATGGTTGGCATGACTAGCGCGTTAGGCCGTGCCTTGGGTTACATGGGTTTTGGTGTTGCTAAAGCAATTGCTAGCCGTAACGAAGTGGAAGCGCGACAGGACAGCACCCAGCCAGCGCCGAAACCAACGCAAACACATAGTCGAGTAGCAAGTCAAAAACAATTGTACTTTATTAAATCGCTTGCTAAAGGCGCTGGGTTTGACGAAGTCGCTTTACACGATTACATAGCGGTAACTCTTAACAGCGACGCGGTAACGCTTGAAGTGCTTAGCCCTGACCAAGCCACGCAAGTAATTGACGCAATGAAAAAACTACCAAGCAGTAAAAACGATTAATGCTTACAGTTGGCAGCCTCTTTAGCGGTATTGGGGGGCTTGACCTTGGATTAGAACGAGCCGGCTTTAAAGTAATTTGGCAATCAGAAATAGACCCCTACTGCAACAAGGTTTTAAAAAAACATTGGCCCGAGGTGCCAAACCATGGAAACATCAAAGAAATTGACTGGTCAACCATCAAGCGACCTAACGTTATTTGCGGTGGATACCCTTGCCAGCCATTCAGCCTCGCAGGACGACGACAAGGAACAGACGACCCAAGACACCTTTGGCCTTGGGTGCGAACCGCCATTAGCGAACTACGACCCGACTATGCGCTGCTGGAAAACGTCCGAGGACACCTCACTATGGGGGGAATTGAAGTTATTGGCGAACTTGCCGAAATCGGGTATGACGCGGAATGGCGCATTGTTTCAGCAGCCGGCGTGGGTGCGCCTCATAGACGCGACAGACTCATTATCGTGGCCTACCCCGCGCAATTGTTCAGCGATGGCGTCAACAATAACGCCCGAGGTGGCTTGGAACCCGAAGCGGTTTCCGAACTTGGAAACAGTGGTCGGGCGTCGCATGTGGCCTACCCCAACGACACAAGAGGTAGAACACCCGAACGCGGAATTAACACCGTCGGGGCGTCGGAAGTCCAAGAACGGGAAAACGTCGCACAGTTTGGGGCTAGCGGACGCGGTACAAATGTGGCCAACACCCCGGGCGAGCAAGGCAATGGCAGACAGCCCCGAAGCGATTATAAGGAACCTACAAAAAAAGGGTTACAAGAGCAAATTAGAGCAAGCGGTACAAATGTGGCCAACACCGACAGCGAGCAGCTGGGGCAACGAAGGGAGTCGCAACATGCTGGACAAGCACGTGCAGTCTGGAAACATAACGGAACAGGACAAGCGCGCTATGACGGCTGGCAATGGTGGGAAGTTGAACCCGACGTGGGTCGAGTGGCTGATGGGGTTCCCCACAGGGTGGACAGACTTAGAGGATTAGGTAACGCAGTAGTACCACAGGTTGCAGAATACATAGGTCATTTGATTATGGCTGCACACAATAACGCATAGACCTAAACCATTTGCACGGTAGTTGGTGACACACGGAAACGTGGGTAGTACGCCATGCCCGTAATCATGCGCGATGAAATGACCGGGCCGCTGGCGTGGCAGGCTGTAAACATAATCAGCCAATAAGCAAGTTAGAGGGTACGGGTTAGGGCAACCCCGTGGGTGGGGCTTTAGCGCATTAGGCTTTACATGGTGTAAGCATTGACATACACATAACAAACAATGCACAAAGGATTAGCCCGACATGATTAGTAACAAACAACACCCCGAGCAAGGCGCTTGCGCCGCGCTAGCACAAGCCGTAGGCGCGTGAGCATGGCAACCAACCTAAACAGCCAAACACGAAACAAAACAGAGTTTAAAAAGAACCGCGCTCGATTACTAGCAGACAACCCGCCGTGCCATTGGTGCGGTATAAACGTCGCAACCGAAGCAGACCATGTGCTGTCAATCATTGAAGGTGGCAGCAACAACATGGACAACCTAGTAGCCAGTTGTAAGCCATGCAATGCGCGACGCGGACAACAAGTAAAAACACAACGCGAACGCCACAAAAACCAACACCCACAAGGGTTTAACGAACAAAACACTGACAGCGTTTTTTTACACGAACAGACGAAGCC